GTTGTTTCGCTCGGCTTAGCCAGCGCAATCACACGGGCCGGTGCGCTCGATGAGCACGCGCTCCCCTGTCTCGGGGTCGCGCAGGTAGCTGCCGCCTTGCCCGTGGTATTGATCGGGCGAACCGGCGGAGGGTTGGGCAGTAATGCGGACTTCGGCGCCCGCCTCGGCCTGATTGATCACGACAGCGGCAGCGCTGGTTTTGGGTGTGGACATTTGATGCTCCAAGGATCGGACGACTACCCGCTAAGGGACTGCTCGTCAGTCTGATAGGTGATGCGATAGCGCCGAGTCACGACCTGGCGCCGTAAGTCGCCATTGGCATACTTCGGCTCGTCGGTGCCGAACTCGGCAACCGCAACCACGTTTTGCCCGCCATAGCCCATTACCAGCGGGTGAGCCGCTTCAAACACAGCCTCCGCCAGCGCGAGGTGATCGTCACCGCAGGTATGCACGATCAGGTGGATTTCGCGCACACGGGTTACGCGGGGGATGGCGCTGCCTTCCACCGATTCCGCCCCCAGCTGAACGGAAACAACCTGCGCATCCTCCCGGGTGATTGCACGCATGGGCGACGGCTCCATCACCGCAGGGAAACCCGGCGCTTGCAAGGCCGCCCGCAGTTCTTGAACGTAGGTCAGAGCAAGGGTTGTCATGTCAGCAGTTCCAACTGCGCCCGCGTCCAGTACCCGTCGCCAACGCTGACGGGTTCCTGGCGGACCCGATAGCGTTGCCCGGCAATATCCAGTTCGCTCAGATACCTCAAGCCAGGGGCGTCCGCGCTGGTGAATTCGATTTCGTAGTCGGTCGAATGCACCATCGTGGATTCGTCAATGACGCCGGGCCGGTCGAACCGAACCTGGAACCTGACGGGAGGCTCCGCGCCGACCAGATCGGCCGGCTCGCGGATGCCCACCGAATCGAACGCCTCGTCAAACAGGGCGTTATCCCATTGCATGGTGTCAGGTGCCCATCTTCAGCTTGATGATGGCCTTCGGCCGCGCCGGCAGGTGCAACGGGTTCGACTGGCTCTCAATCTCCAGCCCCTTGCCGAACGGGAGGGGTTCCACACGCGTGTAATACGGCAGGCCGTCCGTATTGACGGTTTCCATGTAGTCGGCCGGCGCGAATCGCGTAATGAAGAAGTCCGGCACGCCATCAGGAAAGGCGTAGGCGTCCTCGTCACCGATGAAAGGGGTTCCGTCCAACTTGCCGCGATAGCGCTCGTAGGTGACACCGCCGATTTCGAAGGAATCGGTCGGCTTGCCGCGCAGCTCCGCAGCCTGCGCGGTGTTCAGGTACGTCTCGCGCACGCTCTTGTGGCTGATCAGCTTCTTCCAGAAGACCTTGCCGCACAATGCGCGAACGCCGCGGAGCGGGGTGGCTCCCAGGGCATCTTCGACCAGATCGCAGACATCGTCCGATTTCAGGCGAACGTCCGTGGTTGCGGTCGACAGTTCCATCGGGAACTGCTGCTGAACGATGTTGAAGGACTGATACACGTCCAGCAGCACCGTCGAGCCGTCAGAGTCGAGAATCTGGCCCTTGATGCCGCCGACACGCTGAAACTCGTGCGTCATATCGAGTTGCTGCCGGTGCTTGCCCTGATACTTGGCCACCCGCGACTCGGCCACTTCCAACTCCGACTGGCTGCCGAAGGCGCGGATGCCCTGAATTTCATCCGCCAGCATCGTGGATCGCTGCGGCAAGTGAACCGTATTGAACGGAATGAGCTTGCGCCCGGCCAGCACGACAGATTGTCCGACCCCACCCCGGGGTTTGGCGGGGACCAGGCCAAGAGTCTGGCCGTCGTATTCGATCTGCGCCACCGTGGTGGAAATGCCCTCTTCCGAGTACAGGCCCAGTTGGGCGATACGACCCGGGACAGACTGCAATTCGTTGATCGCGGCGGTCAGCGTGGAAACCGAGAATTTTTCGTCTTCGAAGATGTTGATAGCGGCCATGTAAGGCTCCAAAAATGGAAACGGCCGCCCGAAGGCGACCGCGGATGTTGGAAATGTGAGGGTACGGAGGGCTGATCAGCGAGCGACGATGCCAGCGGCGCCCAGCGTTTCGCGGCCCGGCGCGTCCATACCGACGAGCAGGCTCGCCGCCAGTTCCGCATCGCGCGCGATGACGACGATTTGCTGATCCGCATCGGATGCGGGCACATTGCTGTACAGGACCGCGTCGGCCTTGATCGGAGCATCAGGGTCCGCCCCCGGCCCGGCGTAGGCAACATACTTGCCATTACCGCCCAGCGTGAGCAGTTGGCCCGCGGCCAACGTGACAAGGGTGGCGGCCAACAGCGCGTTTTCGCGCGAGCGCTGACCATTCGCTTCGGAGAGGATGAAATCGGCGGTGCGGGCTTTTTGATAAACGAAGGACATAGTGACTCCTATTGAGCAGAGAGGGCTTTTCGTTTGGCGTAGATCGCCTGGGAATTCGGCCCGTTCTGCTTCGGGGCCGATGAATTGGTCGGGGGACGGTTATTGATCGGTTCTCCCGAGTCGGCGAGAACCTGATCGAACAGGCGCGCCCGCGCTTGGTCCACAGTGAGACCAGCAGACACGAAGCCAGCAGCCTTTTCGGGCAACTTTGCCGCCAAGCAGATGCCGGCGATCTCTTTGGCTTGCGCAACTAGTTCATCCGCACGCGCGAGACTATCAAGCGCCCCGCTGACCAGCACGCCCTCCGCCAACTCGGCAATTCCCTGCTGACGGCACGATGCGTAGACGCGGGCCGCCAGAGCCGCCGCCGTCGGCAAATCTGCGGGCGGCGTAGGCTCGGGTTCCTGCTTGGGTTCGGGTTCGGGCTTGGACTCGGGGTCGGGTGCCGGTTTGGGCTGATTTTCGGGCGCCGGATCATCCCCCTCGAGGGCTTTGAGCATGGCTTTCACGTCGTCGGGCAGATTCTTGTGCTTCTCCAGCACCGCGGCTGCGCTGTCCGACATTTGCAGGCGAATCGGGTCTTCGATGAGGTCGCAGAAACCCATGGCCTGCGCCTCGAGCGCGGTCATCCAGGTGGTCGCGTCCATCATTTCGATGATCTTGTCACTGTCCAACCCGCTCTTGCGGGAGTAGGCCGCGACAACACCGTCTCGAATCCGATCCATCATTTCTGCGGTCGTGCGCAGATCCTCGGCCGTGCCGCCGGTGATGATCCATGCGTTGTGCATCATCAGCTGCGTATTCTCGGGCATGATCATCGGCTTGCCGGCCATCGCGATCAACGAGGCCGCGGAAGCGGCCACACCGTCTACCCGCGTGGTCACCCGGCCGGTGTACCGGAGGAGCGCGTTGTAAATTGCAAAGGCGTCGAAAACGTCGCCTCCAGGGCTGTTCAGCGATACCAAGATGTCGGCGCCACCCGCCGCTGCTGCGTCCAATTCTGTGACGAACGCCTCGGCCGTGGTCCCCCAGAATCCGATTTCGCCATAAATGCGAATCTCGACCACAGGCTTATCCGCCTGCGCGTTCGCAGTGATCGTGTACCAGGCTTTCTTTGCCATGTTGGCTCCATTCATTGATTGAGAGGATCGGGGCTACCGCCCGCACCAGATCCCGCTGTCTTTCCGGCGCTGGTCGTGTGCCGAGGGTCACTGTCGAAGACGAATCGCTCCGCATCTGCCGTCTCGTTGTCGGCGCGGATCTCTGCGGCCACGTGGTCCGGATCGTCGCCCTTCTTGAGAATGATTGACGAACGACTGGCGAACCCACTTCGCACCGACTCCTTATCTGCCTGCACGTCCTGCACCGGGTTGAAATAGGGCCATCCCTGAGGCACCCACAACACGCGCAGCCATTCACGGCGGCGCCGATGGAAGTCAGGCATAGGGAACGTGCCGGACAGTGCAAGAGAATCAATCCAGGCGTTCCACACCGGGCGGCAAAACTGATGAATCACGCAGTGCCACTGGTACTGCTCTATGAGCCGATGGAACTCATTGACGACAACCCGGAGCGTTCGGTCACTGATCCCCCGAAGGTCGCCCGTGGCGATCTCGTACGGGACGCCGACGGAAGCAAAAGCCCCCATCAGCTGTTGCCGCATAAACCCTTCATAGTTGTTCCCAGCGTCTGGCGGGCTGGAAAAAGTCACCTCTTCCCCCGGCGCCAATTCCTGCATCGTGCCCGGCTCCATGGAGACCAGCGGCGTGCCATCGCCATCAATCTCGTAGCCATCGGACTCGCCAGTGAGCGGATTTATTGGATCGGCGTCGGGATCAGGCTTCGTGATGAATCCGGCAAAGAGATTTGCCACCTCTTGCCGGTACATCACCGCGTCGTCCAAGTTATCGATGGACTTCAGGCGCAGCAGCACGGTTGCCAAAGCCGTCACGCCACGTACCTGGCCGGGCCGTAGCATCGGGTAGGCGTGGATTACCTGATCCGCAGGCACTTGCACTATCTCCTGCTCTATCCCGGCGCGCCCGAAATCGCCCGGATGGCGGCGCCACAGGTGATAAACCGAGCGCCGTCCGATGGCATCGAACTCCACACCATTTACGACCTCGCGGCCGTTCGGAAGTGAAAACGTACGCTCAACCGGAAGTTGGTCGCCTTCCAATTGCTGTAGCTGCAACGGCACAGCCAGCCCGTCTTGAGGACGCCGAGGGCGCAGGCGCACCAGAGTTTCACCATCCTGAAAGATGCTGCGAACCGCCAGCGCCTGCATGCCGTAGAAATCCAGCCGGCCGTCAGCATCAGCCTCTTGTACCCAATCGGCCCAAAGCTCCTTCAGTGCCCGCCGTACGGCCGGATCTGGGTGTTTGGGGTACGGCTGAATCCCCGTTCCGATGACATTGGTCACCCATCGCGTCGTCGCGGTGAGCGCCCAGGGATCATTGCGCACAGCGTCGCGCGCGCGCCGCCGCTGCAACGCCAGATTCTGAGTGGCGGCAGCGTTTGGCCCCGCGCCCGATGGATTCCAGTTTCTAGCCCGGCTACCCGTTGCGCTACCGCTTTCGTAGCTGCTGCTCATTTGCGCGCTCAGGCGACGGGGCACCAGCAAGCCCGAACTGCGCTGCTTGAGGTAGCTCATCGAACCCCCTTCCCGGCACTGCGCAGTCGGAACTGTCGCGGCCGCCCTTTGCCCTTGCTAAGCTCCCGCTCCACATGGGCGCGGGCGCGCATTAATTCGTCCGTGCTACGGAAGCGCACGCGCTTGCCGTCGTACTGGACCTCCAACTGGCTTCCCGCGATAGCGCGGTCCAATTTCTCTAGATCGGCCTGGGTGTATGCCATGGAACTGTCCTGTTTCAAGATTGTAGTTTTCTGGTTCGTGCGCCTTACCGTCGCCCCTTCAAATAGCTTGAGGGAGCAGCCCGGCGGCGCCCTGCACGCGTGGCTACCCTTTGGGGTGCCGGCGGCGCGGCCGGTGCCGCGCGCGCCGGCTGTGTCGGCGCTCGATTCGGTGACCGGTTCACTTCGTCGTCGTGCTCGGCAGGCGGCGGCAGTGCATCCAGCTTTTCCGCCATCGCATCCCACCAGGCGTCTGTCTTGCGCGAAAGGCCCAAATGCTCTGCGACCCAGAGCGCATAGACCGCGCAATCCCACGTCTCCACGCGTTTGCGAATAGCAGTCCACAGCGTGCGAGTTCCGGTTGCGGTCTTGCGCGCCACCCGCACCTCACCCGAGAACTGCCTAAACCACTCTTCTGACAGATCAGCCGACAAGTGGACATAGCCCGCCCCCGGCGACTCGATAGCCAAGCGGCTATGCAGCAGGTCTTTGGCTAGGTTCGTGCCGACGTGCCAGAGGATGACGCCCTTCTTCAAACGCTTGCCACGCCAGTCGATATCTACCTGGCCGGCGCCATCCTTGATTGCCTTCTCCCCGAAGGGTCGCCCACGTACCGCGAACACCCGGCGCGCCTTGTTGCGTCGCGCGAAGTCATAAACGGCATTCGAATGGTGGCCACCGGAGTCGATGGCGGATGCATAAATGCTCATCTGCTGGCCGCCCTCATGCTGGAAGCGGCGCTCGAACAGGTATTCCGCCACGCTGGCCCAGACTTCATCCTCGGCCGGGTTGCCGTGAAAAATCTGGTGATCGATCGTCCACATTTCCTGGCCGCGCCCAAACCCCCAGACGCCGACTTCGACCCGGTTGCCCTGCGTGTCGCAACCTGCCAGCAACAAGGTGCAGCCCATGGGCACCATGTTGTCGCCCTGCCCAGGCAGTCGGTACGCCTCGATCTCCGCGCGCCGCTTGAGTTCGTCGGCCTCGATTTTCTCGATTTCGCCTTCCCAAGCCTGGCCCAGCGTCGTGTTCCAGAACGTCTTTAGCGGCTCGTCGTCGCCCTGTTGTGCCTTGGCATAGGCGTCCTGAAACTCGCGCACCAGCTTCGACCAGCTCACCATCGGGCTGTAAGCGGTCCAGACTTGAAAGGCGACCCGCTTGTGAGCCGAGACGATATCGCCGGCCGCATTGCGGAAAATTCCGTCACGATCAATCGTCGTTCCGTCCGTGCCGTACCAGAATCCATCCTCCGCCGCGGCCAAGTACTCGCCCTGAGTCGTCAACACCCCACAATGCGG